TTGGAGCAACAAATTTTATGAACAGCACTATGGGCTATAATTTATCAACACAGTCTCAAACACAAAGTATAGGCAGCACTGCAGCAGGAATGTCGATGAGTTCTATGCACCATACTTATGCGAAGAGCGGCTCACAAATTTATGCGGGTGCGTACGTACACGACACATGGGCTCTCGAAGCCTCAAGATCACTAGTTTTAGGGAGATTTACATGATAGCAGCACTAATAGACCCATCAACGGGTCGAATACAAGCATTTACAATGCCCGCAAATGAAGCAGACCTTCAAGAAGGCACCCTCGTAGGAGGACTTCTAGTTAAGTGGGATACCAACAACTTATTCGAAGATAACCAAAACTCTTCACAGGAACTGTACTACTATAATGGCGAAGACTTTGTAGAAAAAACAGAAGCTCCTTCAGATTGGCATGTTTATGACTGGAGTACGCATACTTGGAGCTACGATACTGCAGGTTTCTGGAGTGCTGTTCGTATAGATAGAGACCTTAGATTAGCAATGAGCGATTGGACACAAACTGCAGATAGTCCTCTTACAGATGAAAAGAAAGCAGAATGGGTAACATACAGGGCAGCACTAAGAAATGTTCCTGCAGCCAACTCAAGCGTCATAGCTTTAGATAACATAGCGTGGCCAACTCAACCTAGTTAATGCGATTCCCTAGCAAGGAAGCAAGGGATAACTTTATGAAACGTTTGTACCATAAGTATGGGGACAGAGAAAGCAGAAAAGGCACTATAATCAACCTTCTAGTCTAAGCACTCAAAAAATAATTCTTGACAAAGTTTCCTACCTCGAGTATAATGGAAGAATAAACAAGACTGAACCAACTTACATCAATAGGCTTTACATGAAAAGATTTTTTATTATTTTTGCGCTTCTAGCGGCTGCGTCAGTAAATGCACAGGACGCAATACCAACTGAAGACGTAATAATAACAGATTCGACAACAACGAGCGACATAACGTCAAAAAGTGAAACAACGTTAAAGTCGCCACCACCTTCAGCAATTACTCCGACGATGAATATTTCTAATTCGGATCTTTGTACAGTAGGAGTTGCGGGTGCAGTGCAAACACAGATTCTCGGTATTTCAATGGGTACTACCCATAGGGACATGAACTGTGAAAAGCTGAAGAACGCGAAAACTCTCTATGATATGGGAATGAAGGTAGCGGCTGTGTCGGTAATGTGTCAGGACAAGCGTATATTTGACGCTATGATGATGGCTGGAACACCTTGCCCCTATGACGGTCTTATTGGGCCTGATGCAAAAGCGGGTTGGGAAAGTCATACAGAAGTTCAACCTATAGAGGAAGAAGATGAAAACAAGATGGATGAAACAACGAAGGCGACAGGTTGGGCTCTTGGCGGTGTTGCTAGCCTACTCCTCCTACTCTTGCTCTGAGATTGTCTACGGACAGGGTAGAACAGAAGCCTACAACTGGGTAATGCAAAACATTCTTCCGCAGCAAGCTGGTCTTACTGTGGGGAATGTTATTTATCGTTATACGGCAGTGAAAAATGCAGAGGACGACATGCTCGTTCATGTACAAAACGAAGACGCTTTGGGCGATGGATACATCTTTCGAGAAACAGATGATTGGTCGGGACTTGAAGGCAACAAAATTTATAAGGTAGTTCCTACTGGCGGAATACCTCTAGAAAGGTGGGGCGCAGGCTCCATAGAAGTAGAAGGCGTAGGAAGCGTATCCGACCCTTCTGTAATTTACACTTATCAGTACGATCCTTGTTTCGACCCTCAATCAGATCCTAGCTGTCCTGACTATCAGACACCTTATGATCCCAGCCTAATACCTGTAGTAGAATTTAACGATCCTTTGCAAGATGAACTCGTCTTAGCGGAAATAGAGCGACAGGCGGAAATAGAGCAAGAAGAAGAGTACGAGCGCAAAATGCGTATTAAGAAAGTAAAGACAAACTTAGAAAAGATGCTTGGAGGACTTAACCGAGGGGCTATGGATAGCCAGGCAGCGTCTCAAGAGGCAGCATTATTTGCAATGAACTATATACCGGTATCCTACACAAGTTCATTAAACGGAGGGGTCTACAAAGATATGCCCATGATACCGGACAGCACAATACCGAAGAATAAGAAAGCAAGGAGGCTTGGGTTAGCTCAACAAAAGAAGCATCAAGAAATGATGCAAGACCAGTACGATAAATAGTTATCGAAGGGTGCTCTTCGCACTAGGAACCTTTAAATTATGAAATTAAAAAATCTTTTATTTTTAATCCCCGCTGCTACGGTATTATCTACCAACGCAGCAGCAAATATCCCCATTAGCGGAACTGTAGAGTCAAAATGTGTAATTATGACAGATACTGACGGACTGTACGGTAACCCCACAGCTGATAAGCTAAGCACTACTGCAGCAGACGGCGGTGTTGTACCCATTATTCGTTATGACATTATTACTGCTTCTGCTTACAAGGCAGTTATTACAACTCCTAGTAGCTTTTCCAGCTCACCTAATCTACCTGATACCGTAGATTGGACTAGTTCTACTACTGTAGGACAAACCTCAGATGCAGGCATGTCAGCATTTGAATCAGGAAAGGTTGTATACAATAACAGTCATACTACAGAGTTTGATTTAACTATCGCAGGAAGCGTATGGTTTAATGTGTCTTCTGTAGCAGAGTATGGGTACGGAAAAGCTTTTCCATCAGGTAACTATACTGCATTAATTACAGCGGAGTGTATTGCTCAATAATGAAAGTCTTCGTACTGGTTTTAGGGTTACTGAGTGGGTATGCAAGTGCTCACCAGTTTACTCCTACCTACCCTGAGTTAAGCCCCTCTCATATGACGGGAGTGTATAAAGCAGAAATGATACTTTTTAATACTCGAAAAGAGATTGAATACTATGCTTTAAATGTTTTTGACAAAGATTGGGCTCCAGTAAGGTTTGCTACTGAAAATAGGTTAGTGAAAATAGATTACGAAGAAAGGAAGTATGTGAACATTTATATCAGCAAAAAGGATGTAAAAGACGCTAGTTATATTTGTTCTAAGTCAAAGATACTATCGAGTGTAAAGGATACCTCAATAGTAGCATCGAGAATTTGTTCAAAAATAAAGTGAGATGTAGTGAAGTTTCTAATAATACTAATATTAATATTGTGGAGCATGGATAGCAGGGCAGACTCGAGTTCTCTTAATTTGAACTTGCCGAGTACTCCTCAAAGCTATGCTTCGGACAGAATACGAGCAGGAACCTTAGACTGTCAAAATGCTATTGGTTCTTCTACTAACGTGGAATTTGGTGTAGTGGGTTTCATTGATAATGGGTATGATGACCCTTTTGCTTCGACCCAGCAAAACATAAATTATCCACAAGTAAGAACAAACGATATAGGTGTATATGCGCGTATTAATATACCTATTGGTGCTCCTAAAGAAAGAATTAACTGTAATACTCTCTATCAACTCGAACTCGAGAAGAAAAGAATGGAAGTAGCAAAGTTAAAGCAGGAGATTGTAAACTTAAGAAATTTACAGTTTGCTAAAGACGAGGAATAATAATGGCAGAATTTGAATTTGCGGGAATGACTTTTAAAGGTGGCAAAATGGCTATCGTCCTCACCGCTCTTTCTACTTTAGGCGGTGCCAGCTGGGCAGCCTTTGAAATTTACAAAGATTATATGGACATGAAAGAGATCGTGCAGAATATCGATGTTGATGCGATCGAAGCAAGAAATAATGAAATGACAGTAAAACTTGATACAGCCATTGAATATACTCGAGACATCAAATCAGGTTTAAGAGACGACATACTTCGTATCGAAAAGCAAGCGGACAGAGCAGAAGATAAAGTACGTGCCTCAGAAGAAAAGGTACGAGAAATGATAGATAGTGCTAGCGAACGCTTCGAAAATAAAAGAGACTCTTTAAAGTCCGATACAGACCGAGGAATGAAGGAACTAGAGGACCGGCTTCAGAAGAAGCTGCAAAGAGCACTCGACAATCCTTTGGCCGAGTAACCTGAGAAAAAAATCTCTTGACAAAACAACCCTAAATGAGTATAATTTGAATCATGGCAAAAGAATTAACCACAATCTCTCCAGAAGGACTTGAAATAGCGAATAGTTATCTTCAGTACGGGAATATACGCGGCGTGTGTGAGTACTTGCAGGTACCCGAAACACAAGTAGTTGAAGTCTTAAACAAAAGAGAAGTAAAGAAGTATATTGATACAGTGTACTTAGACATGGGATACCGAAATAAGAACAACATTGGTTCCTTGTTAGATGAAATGATCGCGTCCAAACTAGAAGAAGCCCAGGAGTCTGGTGTATACTCTAGTAAAGACTTGGCAGATTTATTACAGATGGCTCATAAGATGCGTATTGACGAGATCAAAGCTCAGGCGGATCTCGCCAAAGCCGAAGGCAGCAATATCAAAAACCAAACCAATGTACAGATTAATGAAGCTGTTCCCTTTGGGCAAGGTAATTATGGTAAGCTGATGGAAAAACTACTCAATGGAACAGAATGAAGCTCAGAAAAGATTTCTTCAAACGGCAGATCAAGTCGATGAATTAGAGAAAAAACAAGCAATACACGAAGTCCAATGCGAAGAACGTTGGAAGACGTGTTTTCAACGTTTAACAGATGTTGAGAAAGGTTTAATGAGAATAGAGTCCCGTATGTTAGGGATTGGCGGAACAGTTATTTTGTTCCTAGCAGGTGTACTAGTAACTTTACTAAGCACCCACGGATAAGGAAAATACTATGCCAAAAGGAAAAGGAACGTACGGTACAACAGTAGGTCGACCCAAAAAGAAAAAGCCTAAAAAGGGCAAAAAGAGAGGTAAATAGTATGAGTGAGATTTATAGCAAAAGAGGTAT